TTGTATTTAACTTTAGATTATAAAAGAAAAGAGGTGGAAGATAGGCTTCTACATTTATTTTCTTTGCAAATGGTGAATAAATACTATTTATGTAATTAGAATGAAAATTATCAAATAAAGAATGCTCATTAACATTAAAAGTGTATTCATCAAACTCTGCATTGAAGTGCAGTGTTTGCATACCATTAGTAGAAACATTAGATGGAGTCATACAAGGTTTATCTTGCTCATAATTATCAGCCCATCTAATATTGTATCCAGTTGTTTCTCTACCTACAATAAACATAAATAAAGGTTTACCAATAGCTGGTTCTGGAAGGTTCTCTTTGTTGTCGTTAACAAACCATCCCCATTGAATAGGAGTAAGAATCTTTTCAGAGTCTTTAAGTCTTTCATACATCATCTTCTCTAACTTAGGCTTAACCTCATACTTTCCACCATCAAACAATAATGAATCAGAAGCCAAGACACCTTCACTGAACGAGTCCATGTTAAATGTAGCGTTACCAAAGTCATCACCAGTAATCTCTTTCTGATTTATAGCTAGAAATGTTTTAGGTTTTTCAAAAGAATAGTTAACTATTGAATAAGGTGATATGCGTTCAACAGAACTTTTTGCTATGTCTATGTACTTTGTTATATCAAGTCTAACTCCACTATTAATATAGTAGTCATAAGACTGTATATTAATTTTATAAGATCCATCATATTGAACTTCTTCAAACGCAACTAAATTATATAACTTAAATAAGTCAGATAAGAAGTCTATAGCCTTATAATCTGGCATTAATGCTTTTGGGTTTATGTTTGACAGTGCAATTATTCTGTTTCCTGTTCCTCCAGATGTAAATCTTGTATAGGTAGATCCTAAATCTGATTGAAAATAAAGCACACATTTCGGTTGAAAAGAACCTATAGAGCTGTCACAAGTTACAGTTGTTCTAAAATAATATTGTCCAGCTGCTCTAACTAGATATGCAGTGGGGAAAGATATTCTATAATTCAAGTCAATATCTTCTATTTCGTAAACTTCTGATAAATTAATACTTACAGGCTCAGTAGAACCTATTTTAAATATTTCTGTTTTTATCTGAAAGTTACCAGTTCCAGCTATAGTATTAATAGATACGTTAGCACCAATTTCAACGTCTTCAGATTCAGCTTCAGCGTTAGTAACTGTAATAGGTCTAAGATCTTCTGTCTGATCAGTGTCTAAAGACCATTCTCCCTCATCTTCTCCAGCACCAGCAGTTTTAATCTCTCTTTGCCACACAAAACTACTATCATCACCTAAAAAACCTTTTCTATTGTGTAACCATAAATACATTTCATTTATAGGTGAAGCACTACGTATATTTCCCTCACCAAATAACCAGTCCTTATTAAAAGTTATATTACTAAAAGTTTTTTCTATAGCTTCAAATATGTAAGGTAATCTAATGGCTGGCTTTAAATCTAGTATGTCAAGCATATCAGATGGAGTAAGATTGTAATTATCTGTTTTTTCTGTATTAGAAAGTAATCTATGAAAACCTTCGTGATTAGTTGCTGTTCCAATAGTTTTAGTATATTCAAATCCTCTTGTGTGTGACAACATAGGAAATTTAAACATACCATTAGTGTTATCAACTAAAGATACATCGTTGGATGATTGAGGAACGTCTGTTCCAGTTTGAACAATGTTGACTGTAAACTGTAATCCAGTTGCTGTACCAGCGCTAAAAGCTAAAGGAGTTTCTACTTGATTAACATCAGAGACAACTAAAACTATACCGTAAGCAGAAGCAGAAGTGTAACCATCTATTAAGTTTATCTCATAAGCTATATTAGAAGCTACAGATGTAGTAGTACCTCCAGCAGAAACTTGAAAAGAATGATTAGTTCCATTTAAAGAAACTACAGCTTCTCCAGTCACACTTGGTACTTGGTTAATTGCTATAGAAGTCTCCTCTCTTAAACCAGCACCATCAGCTATAACAACGTCAAATCCAGATTCAAATCCTTTACGGACATTTGTGTAATTAAAAGGGAATGAGTATTTAGCAAGTCCACTAAGGTCTCTAAGTTTAGTTTCTGACAAAGTATCTCTGAGCGATGCAAGTTCTCCAAAGAACTGTACATCGTATTCGCTAGGTAAACCATTTACCAAACTAACTTTGTTCAATCTTATGTATCCTTTCTTAAAGTCAACACCATTAAGCTGTATTCTAGCGTCATACTTTCTTCTAGGATCAAATCCTTCATACACTTTATTATTACTAAATCTTTTAAATATAATATTATTAGATTTAGATGCTGGTAATCTAAATGGATTTGTGTAAGATGTAAAGACCTTTCCAACATCTTTAGACTTCTTTATAGCATCCTTTATAGTAATGCTATTAGATGTGTTCATATCAGCCTTTAACCAATTAGATAATCCGTTCTTACCAGTATCAATAAATAGTTGTGGTTGTATCATATTATCTTACAGTATTTATCCAATCGTGAGCAGCATCAAACTTAAAGTTGTAGTTGATTAATTTATCATTTAAAGCATTTTTTATTTGACTTGAATCACTAGAAACATTAACTGGTATAGTCCAAACATTTTGTTCTTTTGGAACCCAACCTCTACCTAGTTTAGAACTATCAACTTTTATCCAAACTTGTTCTGACATCATCATTTCTATAAACGTATCATTCTCTTCTTCAGACCTCCATCCAGAATTTATACTCATAGTTATTTTACCATTTTTATTTAAAGTATAATCTTGATGTCTAGTATTGTTATAGTTTCCGTTAACAAGTAGATTTCTTTTGTATTTTTCACTTTCAGCTTCTATAGAAACATCAAACCTACCAAAAAGACTAATTTCTTGAACACATCCTAATCTATTTACAAAATACAACTGAGTATTACCATGTTTGTTACACTGTTCATATTTGATATCTACGTACTGATCAGAAGTATCGTCAAAATTAAAAACAACTCTATCCGCATATATACCGCCATCTAAAGATATAACATACTTGATCATGTTAGCTGTGTTTTCTACAGGTGTAAGACCAGTAACTGTGTGGTATGTAGATAAAGCACCTCCATATCCAGCTGCATAACGCTGTAATTTGTATCCAGTAAGATTATTCTGTAATACAGGTATGTACATAGGAGTATCATTGTACATAGTTACAGTACTATCACTCATCATAATTTTTCTGTACCATTCAAAGTTAACTCCATCTTGGAAAGTACCGTAACCATCTAAACCAGTTAAGTAAACTTTTGCCTCTGGAGTAGGTTCTGAAACAGCTCCTTTTATATATTTAGTTAATTGATAGCTAATAAAAACAGCATTACTTTCTTCAGTTCCATTAAATATAACCTCAACAAAGTCTCTAGCAAACTCAGCTATGTCCATAGATGTAGTGTCTTCTAGTCCAGCTGTACTTCTAAGCTTTACATCGGGGTTAGCTGGTTCGGCAGACAAAGCTCCTGTCCAAATTCTTAAATCACATATAACGTAATCTAAATCTGTTTCAGTTACTGTCAACCAATAAGGTGATCGTAAAAATATTTCTGTTGTTGGTAGTGCCATTTATTATAATTGTTGATTTGTAAATATATTATCCATTTCTATTTCGAACATCTTTCCAAGATCTTTAGCGAACAGTTTACCAGTTTTGCTTTCTGGTGACAAGTGATCTAAAACATTAGAGCCTCTGTATCCGAATCTTTTTATAGTTCCTCTCTCTCCTATTGCTTTTGCAATTAACCATGCTGAAGCTTTTAAGTTTCTTTCGCTCTGATTAGTAAAACTATTATTCCCAGCAGTTCTTGATGCTCTAGGTCTAATATTCTTATCTATCATCCATTGAAGTATAAGTCTTGAGTCTGGTATTCTTTTTTTATTTATACCATCATTCTGTATAGCTATAGCTTTATCGTAATATATATTAAGATTTAAGCCTACTGTATTAAAGGTTATAGATCTTAGTGAATTACCAGAAGCTACAAGCCTATTAACTCTTATCTCCCTCCTTAGTACATCAGTAAAGTCTTTTCCATACTTCCTTAAAAGTTGCCTTATAGTCATTTAACAGATAGTTATATCGTTTACAGTAGATATACTTATATCCATTCCCCAACCAGCTAGCTTATTCTCAAACTCTTCGTATAAATATTCAGCAATAGGATCTTCTTTTAATGTTATTTGTTTGTCAGATAATGCTCCACGACCTTCCCTCAAGCTTTCTACAAACTTATTAAGCACCATAGCTTGTGTGTTTAACACATCTTGTAGGTTCGTTGCACCAGCAAAAGAACCATCATAGTCTTTGCTTTCATCAACCTCATCTAAAACCATCATAGATAGAGTGAAGTCCACTGTTCTTCCTACGTATGTTACCTCGCTTATGTTGAATTGACAAAGAGGGAATAAGGTTTGTTTTTTTAAGTCAGTTTCATTAAACACACCAAACTTAACACTATTAATGTTAACTTCATTGCGAAAATGATTCTCTACCTCTTCCAATATATTATATACGTTTTTCATACTACCTTTTAAATTGTTTCTTAATTGCTTCGTTTTCTAATATTCTCTTTTCTTTCTCATACTGTAGCCATATCATTGCTTCATGAATTGGGATAGATGTGGCTTCGTTAACCCTAAGAGCTTGTCCTCCAGCAAGAGCATGCAGTTCTTTATACCAGCTATATTTTCCGTTAAAAGCTTCCTCTCTTCCTCCGATAGTTGTTCCTGTTCCTCTGGAATTACGGTTATAGAGCTCAGAATAGCCTTCGACAATTTGATTCCTAAACGATAAAAAAAAACCTTCGCTCCTAAAGCAATCCCTAATGGCATATCTCTCATTAAATCACTAAAGAAATCAGATCCTTCATAACTAGATATTCTATACGATTCTTTTTTATTATAAGAAGGGTGAATAGGTCTGAACAATACAGCCATCGCTTTGTGTAGCGTGGCTGGATCATCTAAATAGTTGTTTAAGTCAATGTATTCTCCCATTGTAATCTTATCTAGGTTAGGTATAAAACCAAACTCAACAGTAGCACCATCAGTTCCAGTCATATTAAACCTTCTAATTAATGGAGTTTTAGATTCAAAAAGTATGTTTAAGTACTCTATAGCTTCACTAAAAGTTCCAACTGGTAATGTATGTATATCTTTGTATTTTAAACCAGCAAATATCTCAAGCATTTTAATCTCTAAGAAGTCATTGGTTGAGTCTTTATTGTCATCAACAAGCTTAGAAAACTTCTGCCATTCTGATAATTTTATTGAGTTTATATCTCTTGGTAATTCTAAATCTATAGTCATACTATATAACCAACAGAGCATCTAAGTGTTCGCATGTTAATAATTACCTGTAAAACAGTTGTATAATATAATGGTATTATATGTATATTGTTATGTAACTAATAACTAATATTATGACG